AGTACTTGAGGTCCGTAGTCCACAAGCCAACTCAGGCTTTAATACATTTGTTTATAGTTATGCGCAAATGTCTTAGCCTGAGTACTTGAGGTCCGTAGTCCACAAGCCAACTCAGGTTTTAATACATTTGTTTATATTTCCTCATCTCGGATCGAGATTTTGATATCGAAGTTTACTCAATCGACTACGGGTGTTTCAAACTACCAAATTTACCTAGCTTCTTTCCGTTTTCAGTGGAGTGCTTGACCCTGTCTAAGTTACCTTTGAACAGGACTGCCAATATGGCTCTTTTATGTAGTAACCCATCCTCAACTCTTTTATACACTAGAGTCCCGACTAAGTTTTATTTTGATTTCTCACGATATCTTAGTTTATTGTCATTGCGGACCGATGTGTCGACAAATAAACCAAAATGTCAACAATAGATTCTAAAGCACTCGAATCAAAGTCGTATACATCATAAATACGACCAACGGCCAAACTACCTTCTTGTCTAAGATAGTTTAACCAGAATTCTGAACTTGGTTCTGCGTTTTTGTCAAAAGAAATCATGACGTTTATAAAACGACGCAGTTCAGGTATACAACCATAACTAGCCATAATACCCTTACCAAGAGCACCTAAGTGCTCAATCAGTTTTTCAACACTAGTTACACTCGAATTGAGTATCACTAGCGATTTTTGAACAATTTCCAACGGGTTTCTAATATAAAATCCGTCGAGTAAGTGGTGCTTACAAAACACTATGTCTTCAATAACATGTGCTACACCATCCAATCTTAACTCGTGGCCAAATGCTGCGAAGTGTTCAACGATTAACTGATAGTCCAGTGAACCTCTTTCCAAAAATAGCAAGGTATCATCACCATCACTATAGCAATCCATTTTAATCATAGGATATCGGAAAGAAAGTCCAATTACGCATACTAGCATGGCCAAAGTATTTCCCAAGCCTGTATGAGCGTCGCCAGAAATACGGCCTCCGGTTCGAGACCATTTCATGTTGCACATAGTGAATCCAGTATTATAAAGCATATTCTTGAGCATCCACTTGAGATATTTATCTCGTTTGTAGAATGCCCTTAATAGCAGATTTTCCATTTCTAGATAATCTTTGG